ACCGCTCGGGTCCTTCCGGATCGGCTGAACCATTACTGCTCTGCTCCCTTCGGGATATATTTCACAGCGTTCGGGTCGGGGTTCTGCTTTGCAAGCCATGCCTGCAACCCGGTCTGATCGGGTGGTGTTGATAGTACCGGTTCGTCCTGCTTTAACGGGTCCTCATCCTTCGGGATGTTCAACCGTTCCCGGCACCACGCAGCATCACAGATCGCATCGGGATCCTGTCCCCCGCGTAACATCGAGATCGCAGCGGCCATCTTAATGAAGTCGTCCATCGACGCTGAATTGAGTTTGAGTTTCACCAGGCCGGGTGTACCGGTTACCTTATCGATAATCTGGGTGTTCCACAACTGTTCAATGTCCTTCTGCACGAGTTTGATCTGCTTATAGAAGGCAGAGATGCGGGACACGGCCGTGGCGTCAGTTGTCCCTTGCCTCAGTCCAAGTAGTTCACCCGGGCAGCCGATGGCAGCCACTACACGGGCGAGCGTCACGTCGCTGTATTGCTGCACGTTGGGAACACCTGCGGTATCTTTCGGTTCGATAAGGAGATCGCCTTCCGTCACGAACTGGTCTTTTGCATTGAAGTCTTTGAACTGTGTTTCCAACGCGGAGAACTCCGTATCAGTCAACGGCACCGCATCCACCTTGCGGGAGTTTGCCTGGATGTGCCATTTGGGTGTGCCATGCAGGATGATACCGGCTGTTGTGGCTTCAGTGACCTTCGTATCCCTGTAAATATCATGGGCTGCCCGTTCAAGCAGGGAAATACCATACGGTGAATCTGACCGGCCCATGAACTGATAATGGAATACCTGCGAGGGTTCAAGGGTAATCGGCTGAATTGAATTGCCCCGGTTATCATACCGTTGTGTGAATGAAGTGATACTGCCTTTCAGATCGGTGTCGAACTCAAAGCATTCCGCCGGACGGGGGACGACATTAACGGGCACTTTACCCATGCTGCCCCGGCCATACACGATCTCCGCAATGCCGTCCCGGACCGTCTCTGCATCGACCATCATCTGCCACGTGATATCGCCGAAGTTTATCTCGGTGAGGAACCTCTCGATCTCTTCTTTTGCCTTTTCGTCATCGCCTTCCAGTACCCATCCCTCTCCAAGGGTGTAAAGCGGGTAAAGGTCGATGCCCGTTGCCACGTAACCGCCTTGCAGGTACATGTTCCTGAACCCTCGCATACGCTGGAAGGTGCGGTTTGGGTCCTGCATGAGGTCAATACCTTTTGCACTGCTATACGCTTTCGCCCGGGTGACTGCGTTGTCGGTCGGGCCTTCCAATAAAGAAAGTGTTCTGCCAAATGCTGTGATTTTCATGTCTTCACTCCTATGCTCCTGCCCGATGCCCGGATGTGGCTGCTTACACCACCCACCAGTTCAACCGCTGCCCACACGTGAGCATCCAGCCGGTCCGGGCTTTTCTGGTTCGGTTCGTTTGGCATCCATTCACACATCTGATCCTCGAGCTGTGGAAATGCACCCAGGTGATGCCATTTCCCCTGCTCGTAGAGGGCTGCTATGGGTTCCGCACGGATGGCTTTCCCCCGGGTTGCATGAACCGATTTAAACGGAATGTTGCGGTCAACGGTGCGAAGGTTGGCCTCTACCAGATCCCCCCCGTTGTTCACTTCCCCAATCACACGGTCCGCTTTCCAGTCATTGAATGCCCGGACAACTGCCCGGGCCCACTCAAGCGGGCTGCCCCGGATAGTGTAATCTGCCAGTGTGTACCCGTGCCCGTTGGCTGCGATGCCGTCCACGATAATCCCGGTTTCGTCGCTGTCTTCTCCCCCGGATACTGCAGGGTCAACACCAACAACAATGCGGACCATTGGCGGTGCTTTCTGGACGCGAAGGTTTTCAATTACATCCCGCTGCCAGAGTGCGTTCGGGTTGTCGTCCAGGACTTCTCCCTCTAACTCCTGCCGGCCTAACCGCGTGCCGGCATACCGCTCCTGGATACGCTTCAGGAAAATGGGCGATAGGTTCTCGGCGTTCTGGGATGTAGAAAAACGTATATCAATGGTTGTGGGGTCCTTGACCAGCCGTTTGATGATCGGGATCGGGCGGGGTGTTGTTGTGCAGAAGACCTGTGGATTATCACCAAGCCGTAACCCCATCTCCATGTTATCCCAGGTTTCTTCTGCATACTTGAACTTCGCTAATTCGTCAATCCAGATACTATCGTGTGCAGGACCTCTTAGCTGATCGGGTTCCTCTCCGGTGAACGTGGTTGCAACTGCACCGTTGGGAAAGGTAAGTCGTCTCTTTGATGGTTCGTAGATTGGCCGTTCTTCCGGGCGGGCAACCTTCATGATACTTGACGGTCCGAGTTCAACCATGGTGTCCCGGATATCGGCTGCTGTCTGCCCGATTAGAGCAATGTGTTTGTATCCCTGCCGGACTCTTTGAAGGACCCATTCGCTACCGGACCGTGTCTTTCCACCACCACGACCGGACCGCATAAGATAACAGAACCATGCCCTGTCAGTAGGGGGGATCTGCCCGGGATGTGCAAGGAACGTCCAGCGTGAGGCATACTCCCGGAGGATATCCATATCACTTGCGCTTTGCGAGGATTTCACGAGCACGCCGTTCCACCTCCTCATCGGGGATATCACGGACGGGGATCAGGGGGGTGTCGTCTTTCCCTGTCAGTTCCTGCCTGTCCTTCTGTCCAAGGTATTGTTTGCCTAACCAGATCTGGGCAGTGACGTTCCCTCCATTAGCGGCAGCGTATTGCATCCGACGTAACGACGCCCTGCCGTTTTCCATACCTTTTTTATGTATCCGCAGGAATTCGGGATTGTGTTCTAAATCAGAAAGCGGAACGTCCAGAACAGCCGCTATTTCGGATTGCGTGCACATTATGGTTGCCAATTTCTCCGCTTTTTCAAAGTCGATCTTGGTTCTTTTGCGTCCCCGCTTCTTCAGATCTCCCGCCGGTTTCTTTTTGGTCATGCTTTTGCTTTCCCTCTTTTACCCGAATTAATCCCCTTTTTTGCACTGGAAAGTTGGAAATTTCCAACTTCTCCGTCGAGCAGTTTAATCGGTTTGCCCGGGAAGGTGTCCTTATACCGCTGGAGGATTACGGCAACGTAACCGGGATCAAGTTCCACACCACATGCACAGCGGTTTGAATTACCACATGCGACCATCGTTGTTCCCGAACCCATGAAAGGATCGAGAACGGTATCGCCCTCTTTCGTGCTGTTCTGGATGGCCTTCAGGAATAGCGCCACTGGCTTCATAGTGGGGTGCAGATCACTTTTGTGGGGTTTATCTACGAACCACAGCGATGTCTGGGAATGCCCTCCATAAAACGAATGTGAGCCATCAACCCATCCATAGATGATCGGCTCGTGCTGATAGTGATAATCAGATCGCCCGAGAACGTGGTTGTTCTTTGCCCAAATCAGCATGTGCCGGAGGGGGAATCTACTTTCTTTTAATGCGAGGAGGAGGAGGAGGAGGTCGCCACCTTGAGGGCCGGTAATGTAATAAGATGCACCTGCTTTAACGGAATTGCGGATATTCGAGAACGATTTTATCCAGAGTTCGCTCATTGCCTCTGGTTTCATGTGGTCGTTTTCGATGGGGGTCTGAATGCGGTTGGCCGGGGCAACCGCATTCAGAAATTCATTCTTTGCGGCATAAGATACCCCATACGGGGGATCGGTAACGAGAAGGTCAGCCATGCCCCCACCCATCACCCTCTGCACAACCGCCGGATCGGTGCAATCCCCGCAGATCACCCGATGGGAAAACTTCTCTACCTTTTCGTGATCGAATGTGTGCCCACAACTACAAGTAATCTTCATAATCCCTCCACCAATACCGGGGTGCGACCGAACGTCTGTTTATAACGTTCGAGTGAGATGGCGACGTATGAGGGGTCAAGTTCTGCGGCCAGACAAGACTTCCCCAAATTTTCACACGCGATTAAAGTTGTCCCCGTCCCTAAGAAGGGTTCTAAAACGGCATCCCCGGAAAACGTCTTAATAAAATCCGTTGCCATGCTGAGGGGGAACGCCGCAGAGTGTGAATCTGGAGAAATGTTTTCTGAGTTCACGGTGCCTTTGTATGCGTTGCTGAATGTGCCGCGGAAATTACCCGTACTTATTGATCGCGAAGGGTTTTCATCTTTGGAGAAAAAGAAAATAAATTCAAATGCAGAGTTCATCACATTTATTGCCGCTGCGGGCTGTGGGTTTGTTTTATACCATATTGCCGTATCTGCCAGATGCCCGCGGTATTTATTCAGGAACTCAATAACGGCGATCTTATTCCCTGCAAGCATCTGGATATTTACCAGCACGTAATCACAATAAGGGGAAATACAATCAAAGAAAGAACATAAGAATTTGAGATACCCGTCAGAGGTTTTGTCGTCGGTGTCGCCTTCATAAGCACTCTTCTTTTTACCACGGGTTGATAGTTTGACGTTATCCCCGAGATTGTAAGGGGGTGAGGTAAAACAGATGCTGGCTCGCTCCCCACGCATTAATTTTTGTATGACCTCACGATTGGTGCAGTCTCCAATAATTATCCGAGAACCTGCACGTTTGGTGTCGGTTGTGTCAAATTCATGTCCACATGAGCAAGTTACTATCAAATTTTAATCCTCCCGTTGTATTGTTCTTCCATATAATGCTTCTTGCCGCATTTCGGGCAAATATACGACGTTCCAAGTTCCCACATCTGCCCGACTTCCGTTCCCCACTCTTTCCGCAGCTCTTCCGCTCGGCTGATCTGTGGTTCGGTATCCAGAGGTTCATCGTCTTTATGCAGTTCTCTTAATAGCCCGTCAAACTCCTTTTCATCAAAGCCCGTGATGCTGATATCCATACCCTCGGCTTTCAGTTCCCCGAGCAGATCGGTTAATCTCTGTGTGTCCCACTCTCCCGTAATCTTGTTCAGAGCGATATTGAGCGCCTTCTCTTTGTCTTTCGGGATATCCACAACCACGACATCGATCTGTGCGTGTCCGAGTTCCTTCATTACTTTAAGCCGCTGGTGCCCGCCAATGACCGTATAGTCTGAGTTTATGATGATCGGGTCAACATATCCGAACTCTTCAATTGACCGCTTAATTCGCTGGTATTCAGGGTCACTGGATACGAGATCCTTACGGGGATTGTATTTCGCTGGCGATAGTTCCGAGATAAAGACTTTCTTAAAATTCATGTCCAGTTCCGTTCTCCGAGTACCGACCAGTCGATCTTCTCAAAGGTCTCGCAGGCCGGTTGGTTGTTCGTCTCGTGTTCTGGTTTCGGGCACTTACTCCAGTTCCGGCAATCCGTACACTTCACCATATCACCGCGAAGTAATCCCGGGAGAGAATACTTTTTGATTCAAGTGTCCCGGAGAATTCATACGAGAACGTGCCTCTTACT